TCCGAATTTCTCGTTCATAATGGTGATTGTGTGATGGAAAGTTGTTTTTATCATTTGTTTTATATTTCTACAAATATAATGAACTTTTAATTATATTTCAAATTATTTCAAAACTTTTTTAATAAGTTCCATCAATTCTTCATTTTCTTTTTCAACTGGTAAATCTTCGGTTGAAAAATATTTACACTCCGTATGTTCAAACCCGTCTTGAGCTTTTTCTAAATCCGGATCTTGTTTTGTTTCTATATCTTTTTTGAAAACAAACATATGACCTTTTTTTGTTCCGTTTCTTTTATATTTGTTTACAAACCCAATAAAATCAATTTCATTATCTAACTCAATATTTGTTTCTTCGTAAAATTCTCTGATTGCACCAGTACCAGGTGATTCACCAATTTCAACATGACCTGAAGGTATTGACCAAGTATTTGGCAAAGACTTTTCAGGTGACCTTTTACATAACAAAACTTTGTTGTCATGTTTTAAAATTATACCAGCCCATTTTTTAAATTTAACCATAGATATTTATAAATATGAAGGTAAAGGTAAATGATAGTCTTTTTGACGTTAAAACATTATTAACATCAAAAGATATTCAAAAAGGTATGATGGGAAAACGATTTGATGGATCATTCGATGGTATGTTATTTTTTATGGATGACGAACCACATTCTTTTTGGATGAAAAATTGTTTGGTTCATTTAGATATTATTTTTATCAACGATGATAAGGTTATAAAAATTCATCATAATTGTAAACCTTGCATCACTAATGAATGTGATAGATACGAAGGAAGTGGTAATCTTGTTTTAGAACTTCCAGGTGGATCTTGTAAAAAATATAATATCAAAGAAGGTGATAAAGTTGACTTAGTCTAACTCTTCAACTTTAACTTTTGTTTTTTCATCAACAAAAGACTGAACTCGTCCTCTTGCAATATCACAATAATTTGGTGACAATTCTATTCCCAACCATCTGCGATCCAAGATTTCTGCGGCGACCAAACTCGTTCCCGAACCAGCGAAAGGATCGAGAACTACATCATTCTTATATGACAATATCTTAATCGCCTTTGTTGGTATATCCATTGAAAAGGTTGCTTTAGTCAATGACTTTGTATCTGCAAAGTAATTCCACTGACCAAAAACAAGCTCCATAAATTCTTTCTTATCATTCTCACTATAAACCATTTTATTTCGTTTAGACCCATCTTCTTTTTCAACTTCAGTTAATTCACCAGTCCATTGTGGTTGACCCTTAACCTTTTTGATATGTTGTTTTTTATAAGCTAAAATAACACACTCCTTCGGGTTATAAATGTATGGCGAACTAGGACTCATCCAAGAACCCCAAGCTGTTGTCTTACTTCTATGTGGTGATTGTTCTTCTAAATCAACAATACCAAAGAAACCAAAACCGATTTCTTTCATAATCTGCCACATCTCTGACACAAAGAAAATACGACCACCTTTTTTCTGTCTGTTAATTTCATAAGGGATGTTCAGGGCAATTCGTCCATCATCTTTTAATAATCTATACACTTCAGACAACCAAGACTTAGCAAACTCAACGTATTCGTTAAATTCAACATCATCTTCATGGACATCGTAATCGATTCCAACTCCGTAAGGTGGAGATGTGACAACTAAATCTACAGACCCTTCTGGTAATGTCTTCATTACCTCAATACAATCACCGTTTATTATTTTTCCTGTTTCAATCATTTTTATATTCTTGTTTTAATGTATAATAGTAACCTTTACTATCTGTTGATCCATATCCTTTGTATAAATCAAAATCTTGACCTTCGTAAGAAACGCCCTCAATAATTTCAATTCTTTCTGAAATGTCTGCAATTTTGAACTTTAATTTGGAAATGTCAAATTCTTCCTCTAAAGGAATATCATAAACTATATGTTGTCCTTTACAATAATCTTCAATAAAGAGATATTTTTTATTTTCATTATATAATTCTCTATGACTACACTTGTCATAATTAACACTTTCAGTTTCATATATGATTACACCATTTGAATCTTCAACTGTCATATAAATTGTTTCTGTATATGGTCCCATTATGGTTTCATTTGTGCAATCAAAATATGATTCAACATTTAAAATTTGACATATATCGTCATAATCTAAACCATCGGTCTCAACATACCCTTCCAAAAGACTTTCATATTGTTCTTCATTCAATTCAAAAGGATAAACTTCAGATCCTCGACCACCAAGTGTAATTTTGTAATAGTTCATGTTATAAAAAATTCGATATTATTTGAGCCAATTTATATCCTGTAAAAGCACCTGCCGCTGCTGATCCAGGAAGAATAATAAACTTACCTAATATAGTTTCATACTTATTTCTATTCACAATATAAGAAATTAAAATGTAATAAACAATATAGTTTATCAAAACTAAAAAGTCTAGTTCTTTTGCAACAAAAACAACAATAGAATTTCCTAAGAATCCCCAAGTAAAGTTGATAAGGGTTTCACGAATTAATTCGTTTGGTGTGGTGATCGCATCTAAGATGTTAATCTCTTGATTCAGAGTTGATTTTTTGTTTGAGTTGTTCGATGTGGTGTTGGAGATACCACGAGGCTTTCTGTAGATCTTCCAATTCTTTGTTTTTTCCTTTTTTTCCTGCACGACTTATATATTTTATTGTATTTCCTAAACTAAACCCTAACTCCCAAGCATCAATCACTTTGATGGCTTCATAAATGTTTTCTGATCCCCCATAATGTTGTGGGTGATTTACATGTTCTTTATTTTCCATTCTATTTCCAAAATAATTGTATTATTAAAATTCCTATTGCTAAAATCAAACAAACTATGGTTTTTAATGTTAAGGGTTCTTTAAAAATCAACCAACTTAACCATGTAAAAACAACAGCCCCAATACTAAACCCAATCAACCTTGAAGGCCACATTTGACCATTGTATGCGATTATCATATTCTTCACTGAATACATAAACAACATTGATATTGGAATACCCATCATTACCATTGCCCAATAATGATTTTTAATCCATTCATACTTCAAAGGTCCTTGAAGTTGGAAGAACGTTCCAATTTGAGCCAAAAATCCAAAAACTATCCCCACTAATAACGCCCATCCATTAACCATTATTCTTCTTCTCTATACACATTTAATAATTCATCTCTAGATATCGTGCCGTATTTACCATCTAAACTTTTCAAATCAACAAGTTTATTCATCATAGTTTTTGTCTCATATAAATTTTGTGTAACATTCAAAGAATCAACAATTTCACGAATGATCTTGTATGGATCAGCATTTGACCCTGGTCTTCTATCTTCAACATATCCTTTCCATTCTTTTGCGGTGTCCTGTGGAACTCTAATTGACGCTCCACGATCAGATACACCCCAACTGAACTTATCAATCGCCTGAGTCTCGTATTGTCCTGTTAATCTCAAATGATTATTTGATCCGTATGCTTTGATATGATCTTCATGTCTTGATTCAAATGCGTTGAATAATGCCATAAAGTATTCTTCGTTTCCATCAAATCTCATCATGTCTGTTGAAAAGTTTGTATGAAGACCTGATCCGTTCCATTCTCCGTGTGTGATTGGTTTTGGGTGTAATTCAATATGATAACCATATTTTTCTGCGATTTTGAATAGAAAATATCTTGTCATCCAAAGATCGTCACCACCTTGTAATTTACCTTGTGAAAATACTTGATATTCCCACTGACCTAAAGCAACCTCGGCGTTTATTCCTGTGATGTTAATACCATAGTTCAAACACATATTTAAATGTTCATCAACAAACTCACGACCAACAACATTATGTCCAACACCACAATAATATTCACCTTGACCTTTTAGAATATTTCTCTTGTGTCCCAAAATGTTTCCATTAACTTCTTCTCGAATGAAATACTCCTGTTCAAAACCAAACCAAAGGTCTTCAAATCCTTCACCAATACTAGATCTTTTATTTGATTCGTGTGGTGTTCCATCTGGGTTTAACACCTCACATAAAATATAGATTGTTGATTGCATGTCTTGAACATAATGTCTAACAGGTTTCAACAAACGATCTGAATTTCCCGTATTTGCTTGTGATGTGGATGATCCATCAAAGTTCCACATTGGAAAATTTCCGTCAAGAAATGCTGTGGAAACAGAATCATAATCAACAATTTTAACTTTGCTTCTTAAATTTGGTTCTGGCTTATACCCATCTAGCCATACATATTCTAGTTTCAGTTTCATAACAATTTAATTAAATTTTCTTTTATAAAGTTTTTGATTGTGAAATAAATCCTGATATTCTTCTTTTAAACATTGGAAGTAAAGTTTCTTCTATTGGAAACTCACCTGAACATGTCATTTGAAAGATTGGTGCGGATCTTCTCTCTTCAACCGTGAATGTTGAAAAGTTATTTATTATTTTTGAAATAGTCAAATCATTTACTTGGTCAGAATAAACCAAATTTACGTTTGTCATTTGTTGGGGATTAGATTTTGTTTGTTTTTTTATCGTGTATTCCCAAACATAATGTTTTTTTGAATTATCGATGAAGTAAAAGTAACCTTTGGGATTTACGACATTTTTCTTGTTTCGTCTAATTTTCATATCCAATGAATCAAAAACAATTGTCCATACAGATTTTGCTATGTTGAAATATTCCATAATTCTTGGTGCCGAATAACTTAAAATGGAAATGAATTCTTTTTGTTCTTCTTCTGTTAATTTTGGAATTTCTTTGACTTTGAGGTCTTTAACTAATAATTCATCATCAATATTGTTTAGTTTTTTATCGGTATAAACAATTTTTTGATCTCTCATTAAAGCCTGAACATTCATTAAATGTAATGACAATTCAATGAATCCTGGGTATAACTCCAACTTGTCGAGTTTTTCTCCCATCTTTTGAAAATAAGAAAGTAATTTGTATTCTTTATATTCTCGATCGATTGGTTTTTCAAACATCCAATCGGTATTTAATAAAAATTCTATTTTTTTTC